CAACAATGTTGCAGTGTCAACACCCAACCGCTCAGCAACTAACGATTCCATCCCAGATTCCTGGGGCCATGGATTGTTGCGGGACTCCTTGTTCCTAAACCACCAAGGTAGATGTTCATTCTCAACAACTTCTTGTTCACCGACAAGCCGCGAATACATACGACACCAATGAGATATAAATGGTGTCTGTGCATCAGTAACCAAATAGGCTTGCGCCTTGGAATAACCACATTGGGCTATGTCAGTGATTGTGTCTGTTGTTAAATGTAACTTGAGTAGTGTTCTTAAAGGATCTTGAAAGGAGGAGGGTGTTGTCCAAGGGTCAACGAAAACCCTTGAGAGAAAGTCAACTGGTTCATGCTTGTTGACAGTTTTGCATTTGAGTGTCAACCCAAAGTCGCTGGCCATTGCCGCCAACACCTTGGGATCACAGCCTGCAACACCATCATCACCGTAACATAGGCCTACATCATATGCGTCATCAACATTGTAGCCCATGTGGCGACGTGCGCAGAAAATAACGAATGCTTGGATCAGTGTATTACCGTCAGTTGTTTCAGGTCCACCACTAAGGCGGCTACAACCGGGGTTATACGCGATACCGTATCGTGTGCGCGCTTTTGGATTTAATTGCTTGACAAGCAGGTCATTGAGTTCATCGATGTGATCACGAGAAACCCAACGCCTGTAAGCAGCCTGTTCAACATATAAGCGCAACCACTCTGTTATGGTACCATCAAATTTTGAATAGTCCGTACACTGTAATTCCGTGTTCTTAACTGCGTAGTTTTGTAATGCCAAAGCTATTTGCTCAGGCGTCTTACAAGGCATGTACCAGGGTTGTTTCTGCAAGATAGTCTGTTTAAATTGATACGTGTAACTCGACAATTTTAATGTATGTGTTGTCGGTACCGTTGATATATTTCTAGGAAAATTAGGCGTGGAATATGCTTCACGCTTCTGAAAACTCTTAACTCTGAAGAATTCCATGACATCCATCATTCGTGACTTTGTCCGTACCCGCTGGCGCGGCAAATTTTGCTTCTGGGCCACCTCGTCAATGGTCCACGGTGTGCCAATTCCGGGTACTGGTATGAGTTTCTCCAAAAATTCACGCGCGTAGTCAGCATGATACCCCTTGACCGCTAGTTTCGCATAAGCTTGCTTTTGGCAAACCTCAACACGACCTTCAATGCACGCTGTATCATTATTCAGTGACTCAGTCGGACAAACAGCCTCCTCTGTGAGGGGTGCTGGTCCATACCTACGTCCGTAGGTAGTACCATCTTCAGTAACTGAAGGTGTTAGAGTTTGGTAATGTTTAGCCATGCTGCCGGGTTTATGCACTAATGCAGTAGTTTTGGGGCAGTTAGCGACAAAATACGCATGAATTATTGCTGCCTGGTCTGATCCAACAGACCTCAGGCGACGTTCGGTATCGGATAGGTGGTGTGTGGATGCCATGTTGTACATGATGCGTGCCGATTCAAATGTGGCTCTAGGTATGCTTGCACTTGCAAGACCACCAGCTTGTGAAATCGACACAACAGTACCAGTGTCTGTCATGACATCCAGTCGATTGAAGTTTCTATTACTGATGTTTAATCGTTTGAGCTCCTGTCCCATGCACTCAGCATTGCCGGCTATGGCAATGCGTGCAAACGGAACTAGAGTAATGATGCGCCTGTTTTTCGCAACAGAATATTGATCAACGTGAAACATCACGACGTTGGCAGCCGGTATGATCCCACACCAGTCTAACCAACTACACAGATACTCTGTAAAGTTACGTGGCGGCGCACGCACCCACATCACGTCGTGGTTCCAATCCCACAACTGATGTTTGTAAGTTCCACCCCCAGAAACATTGTAGGTGACTACGTTGTTGGTGATGGTATAAAAGCCATCATCACAATCACCACCAGCTTCCTCTGGGACAAAACTGTACAACAACATGGGGCGCATGTAGCTCATCCAAAAAGGCACATCCATGTAATAGTCAACGTCGGTTCCCACCAAGATATCGTTCTTTGTAACGTCATCATACTTAGGATTTTGGGCAAAGTCGGCTCCTGCATAATATCTCCGGAATCCCCTGCTTCGGCACTCACGCATGCTAGGTGAAATGACATATGCATTGTAACCCAACATGGTGACTAACTCATGCATGCTACAAGTTGCAGCATTGCGTAGTTTGGCCGAAGTCCCATGTGGATGCCCACTTCGTATGTGTTGTACAGTAGCCCGAAGGTTATGCTGTATCATCTTACGTAGGGTCACGGGAACTTGGGTCCGGGCAAGACTGTGAAACATTGTGTCAACACAATCTTTGTAAGGAGCAGATGTTAGCAATTTTCGCAGGTACCACCAACCAATGAGGGGTCCCGCTGTATACATGATAACTTGA